ATAACTGGAAGCTGGCAGAAGCCAATTTCACTAAAGACAAAGGCAAGGTGTTTTCTTGTTTTGCGTGTGGTGGCGGTTCAACTATGGGCTACAAGTTGGCAGGGTTTGATGTGATAGGTTGCAATGAAATAGACCCTAAAGTGAATCAGGTGTATGTAACCAACCATGCACCACGGTTCAATTTTTTAGGGGATATAAGAGAATTGAGAGAGAGAGAGAGAGAGAGAGCTACCGCCCGAACTTTACAACTTGGATATTTTGGACGGCTCACCCCCATGTTCCACTTTCTCCTTATCTGGCAACCGTGAAAAGGATTGGGGCAAAGAAAAGGTGTTCAGAGAGGGGCAAACGGCACAAGTTCTTGATACACTTTTCTTCGACTTCATAGCTTTGGCAAAGGCACTGCAACCAAAGGTTGTGATAGCGGAAAATGTGAAAGGCTTGCTTATGGGTAATGCCATAGATTATGTAAGGCGCATTTACAAGGACTTTGAAGATGCCGGATATTATTGCCAACATTTCTTGCTGGATGCGTCAAAGATGGGTGTTCCACAAATGCGAAACCGGGTGTTCTTTGTATGTATTAGGCATGATTTGGGCGTGAATTTCTTGAAAGTGTCTGACCTCTTCAATGTTGAGCCACATATTAGCATGGACTTCAACGAGCCGGGGATTTACTACGGAGAATTTGCGGATTACATGGGCAAACCATACGGCAAGCGCATGAAAGAAATGTTTGATAATAGAACACATGGGGATATTGATATGTCAAATGCTTATCGGAAGCTGACAGGCAAAAGAGGATTTTTCAATCAATGTTATTTGTATGAGGATGAAATTTGCAACACGCTTACGGCTCATTCTGATAGTGCAATTCCATTTAAGAAGCCTGTTTATCTATCAACTGCCGAAGTGTGCAATATTTCCACGTTTCCACAAGACTATGATTTTTGCGGCTTTTCACCGCATTACATTTGTGGTATGAGTGTGCCGCCTGTTATGATGGCGCAAGTGGCTACACGGGTTTATGAACAATGGCTATCAAAACTATAAAGAAGAAAGTGAAATGACAAAAATAAAATTGAATTGGCAGTATGCCAAAGGTGAATTAGAAACTGGTACATTGAAAATGCTTTGCATTCCAGCAAGGGGCAAACGAATATTCGGAGAGGATGAAATGGATGCCGAATTGTGCATTAAAGACCAATGGAACTTATCAATAGCCAAAATACATTTGGGCGATGTGGAAAGTTCAAATATCCTTTGTGAAGAAATAGCAAGGCGTTGGAACGAATTTGAGGAATGGCATGAGTGTAAAGAAAATACGAATGATGTACCGAAACGAAATACCCCATGCTTGCTAAGAGTTGAGTACAAGGAAATAGCTACTGGCATTGTAGAAATAGGGTATCTTACATCTGTTTGGAATGAATATGGATGGACGGAAGATTATCTCGACAATTTCGATAAGTCCGAATTTGAAGTTACTATCACTCACTGGAAACCCATAAACAAGCCGAAAGGAGTTGAAGAATGAAACTTGAAAATTGTCATGGTTGCAAATGGTTTTATATCAGGACTATCAAAGGATATACGGAATATATGTGTTCCTATGTAAGAAATCATCAAACAGGCATGAAATGGGGGCGTTTGATAAACATCAAGAGAAAAAAGACTTGTAACAGAAAGGAGATACAATAGTTTCTGCATATAGTGAGGCTTATTTGTAAGAACACAATAACCTTGTATAATGAAATAAACTGGGTAAATATTTGTTTTATTAAATATAATATAGTAATTTTGCGTTTATAGAACACATATAGTAATGAAACAGCAAAGAAAGGTCATTCATGTAGAATTGAAAGAGCCATACAAGGGCAAACGTCACTACTACTTTGGCAGCATTACCGCTATATATGAGCTGTTGCCCACCGAAGTAGTAGGATGCTCGAAAGAAACCCTTTGGAATGTTCTAAGGAATGACGAACATAAGGGTAGAAAAGCCATTATACGATATGGCACACTCCATACAAAACAATCAAATAGGGGTATCAGAAAAGAAAAGGAGGTATAATATGTTAGGAGCAATTATAGGCGATATTGTAGGCTCACGCTTTGAGTTCAACAATACAGATAACTACAACTTTGAACTATTCACAAAGGATAGCACGTTTACAGACGATACCATTTGTACTATAGCGGTAGCGGATGCAATCAATACGGGCGCAAATTACAAAGATAAGTTTCTCCAATGGTGTAGAGCA